TTATCAACTTCGCGAATTAATTTTAATTTACGCGGGTCACAATATCTTAATTCTATAATGCCTTTCTTAAGATCTTTTGGATTAATTACAATGTGGTAATTTAATCTTCCATCAACATAAAATTTATGGAACATATCATAACCATTATTTGCCATGTCAAGCATAGCAATAATGTTATCAAATTCTTCAACGATACGTTCTTTAACTTTATCAGGCAAGTCAACCTCACCTAATGTAATACCTACAACGCTCTCGTCAAGTTCTACTGATATCGCTTCGTTAACGACATCGCCAACTGCCGGAGAAATTTCAGGTTGCATAGCCATACTACGATACTTGGTGATAAGTTCAGATTCCGACTTGGCGGAACCTTCCATATCTAGAATCGTACTATAAAAACCACCGAGGGAATTACTGGAAACAGTAATTGCCCCGTCATCATTTTGAGGCGCTACAAAAGAGACTGCATCTTGCTTCTCGTCTTGTGGCCTCGTAATTTCAAAGCCAAATATTTTCATTATTTAATACCTAATTAGGTTGTCGGGATTCCAGTTGAACCTTCAACACGCCAGAAGTCATAGCTGAACGTTACCGTAAATTCTTCGATAGTGTCAACTGTTGACCAATCCATTGTGATTTGGTCTACCTGAGTAGGATACATCCCTTCAAAGACGTATGTTCTAATAGCGTCTCCATCTTTACTATATTGTGTTATAATACCATTTGATTTATAATCTTGTGGAAGAGCACGAAGGTTACTATCATGCGTGTTGATAGAATTCATCCATGCTTCCATACCATTTCTGACTATAAAGTCTTCGTCGTTGATAATTGTTACAGTCCAATCTGCAAATGTTCTATCACCTGCGTACTTAACTTGACGGCCGAAGTAGTTAGTATTGAAAGACCCTACAGTAGAGGCTGGTATACCAGCTGCTCTACACATAAATGGGACTTTAAAATCTGCTTCTGGAGCGACAGGGTTAAGAATTTGAACTTGGAACAGACTAGGACGGGCACCACCACCTACTAGTTGTGATTTAAATTCATTAATATTAAATGCCATGTTCGTATTCTCCTTTAATACTATTTATTAACTGATTGAGCCAACAATTTCTTCAAACTCAATCCCACTTCGTGTCGCCACAAAGGTTAATTCAATAACGTTGATTGACCTTGCAGGCTTGATAAAGATATTAGCTTTAAATTTACCTTGGTCAACAACTGCAGGAGTATTGACTGTAGCATCTGATACTACTCTAAAGTCAATAATACCTCTACGTCCTTGAATTTCTCTTAGGAAAGGTTCAACGATATTCTTAAACTGTGTTTGAGAAAATTCGTCGTTCAGTTCAAACAAGAATGATTGAGCTGCATTTGCGATTGCCTTTTCAACAGAGATAAACAATCTACGAACATTCAATCTGTCGAATGCGCTTGGTAAACCTAATCCAGTCTTATCACCAAATAGTACAATACCTTGTCCTACCTGACTCATTACTGGGTTAATATCTTTGCTGTATAATTGGTCACGCTGTGCCTTGTTAGGGTTAAACGCAAGCTTAACAACATTCTTGATTACGCCCTTACGGAAACCTGCAGGTGATTCAAAAGGTTCAACTCTTGAAGCCAGACCAGCAGTATCACCATTTAATGGTACATATCTGTATACGTCGTTGTACTTATCGTATCTGTACTTATATCCAGAATCCATAAAGAAGTAAGAACTGTTTTGTAAAGCATTTCTATATGCGATTACATTTGAAAGTTTTGTGTTTGTCTTGTTCTCATCAACAACAGCTTCTTTAGAAGGCGATAAGAAAGCAACTGCATCTTTTCTGTAATCAGCAATATTACTAATGATGTAATTTGCAAGATTACCAGAGTTGTCACCCTTACCTTGTAATACGAAAGAAACATCAATTTCATTTGCATTTGCAAATAAATCGTATCCAGCAGCTAAAGGCCCAAGAGTTGTTGCACTTTCAGATGTACCATCAGTACCTAATGCTAAACTCTCGTATGTGCTATTTTGTGCTGATGCTTCAAAGTGTGTTGTATTAGCAACTTCTACCCAGCTTGATTTATTTTCAATTACATCTTTATAGTAGTTTGTTGAACCATCAGAAAGTTTTGCAGTTGAAGTTGTTGAAACATCTTCGTATAACTCTAATACTGTGCCTGCTGTACCTGAAATATCTCCATCTTCATCAGTAACGATAACGTGATAGTTACCAGATTGTGGAGCTCTACCAAATAAGCTGTGGTATTTCCACTTGCGGTCAAGTGACAATTTGTTTAAATCACTTTCTGCTAATCTGTATGAATTACCTAAACCTACTGTGTATTCATGAGATACAATTAATGAATTATTAGCTGTAACGTTACCAGCTGAATCAAGAGTTCTTTCAGCAAAACTTGTTACTGGAATATCTTGATATCCAACAGAATGATTACCGATTGTAATAATATCATCAACTTCAAATTCGTCAGAATCTAAAGCACTTGCAGGTACTACTTCAAATACAACCGAAGTTGCGTTAAAATCTAATGTTTGTGAAACTTGTGTGTTTCCTGTTAATTTACTTGCAGATATATCACCGACATCAATTACATCAGATTCAAATTTTGTATCTTTAACATATCCAACTTCTAAAGAGTTACCTAGAGCTCCTGGATATTTTGCGTCGAATGCGCCGAATGTATGTAATTGTGTGTTTGCATTGCTTGTGTCTGATGCTGATGCAGTTACTGCACCATTATCTACTCTAGCTACGTAAAGAGCATTTGCGTATGAAAGGTAATCTGCTGCTACAAAGAATGTTTCGTAGTTATCGTTGGTTGGTGTACCAAATCTTGCTACTAACTCGTTCTCTGAAGAAACAAGAATTGTTTCGCCTACCGGACCCCATCTAAAAACACCTGCGATAGCGGCAGGTGGCGTTGCGATGGCAGGAACCGCTGCTGATGCGTCCACTTCACGAACTATTACCGAAGGACTTACGGAAAAAGCCATATTATTTCTCCTTTAAAATTATCTATTAAAATCTTAGTCTAAAATTAGTTATCACTATTCTTATTTATAAAACCGAACACTTATCAGATTTGCCATGATTCTCTCACTAAATCAAATCCGTCGTCCTCTGGAATATCTCCTCCGTCGTCGATAAATCCAAATGGTAATAAGTCCTGTTCAATTTGTTCTTCTGTTTTTTGTCTTAAACGCATCATTGTATTAATATCAGTAAGATCTTTAAAAAACGCTTGGTCTGTTAACCATGAAAAGATAACTAAATTCATTACCAAATCATCGTGTGCTCCAGATTCAGCCTCGTACGAAGATCCCCTTTTCGAAAATCGCGATAACTCTTGTATTGTGTTATAATCTTGTATAATTAGCTGATTTTGTTCTATCAGCAACTTTAATATTGAACAACCGATACTTTTAACACTTTTTGTTGTTCTTATTCCATTATCTACTCTTTTGCCAAAACCGCTCGAAATTCTTTTACCAGATCTTCCAGCGTTTTCAGTATAGAGAAGATTCTCATACCCATAGTCCATCAAGAGCACATCTGATACTTGTTCACCAATATCATTAATTTCAATCAGAACAGCACTCTCGTTGTACATTAATCCTATTCTATATATAATAGCTGCGAAATCCACCGGACTTACAGTGTTGTCTTTATAAGTACACACTTGTTTATAAGGCATTTTTGTGATATCTATAATGTTAAACGTGCTATAATCTAATCCTTTACCACGAGATACATCTACTGTCATCACATAAGTGTGACCTTCTTGTGCAGCTTCATACTGCAATATACCCTCTCCCTCTTGTATTGGTCGAGAATATGCTAATTCTTTTAATTTAGAACCATCAATAAGCGTACCAGAACTTCCTAAGAATTGACAGCAATATTCTTGGTTAAATTTCTCTTGGTCAAAGTCTAATGCTTCCATGGTCGCATTTTTCCATTTCTCATCACGACCAGGAACATCTGTCCACATTACCTTAACAAATTCATAACCATTGGTACCTTCCTCAGCACCTTTACATGTTTTCCAAAAATGATTTAAACCATTAGGTGTTGATGTCATTAATAACTTCGTACTTTTACCTGATGAGATTGTTGGATAAACCGAAGCAAAAAACTCATCGAATCCTTCAATAAATGCAACCTCGTCAAGATATAGGAATGAGATAGATTTACCACGAATGGCGCTTGATGTTGTAGTACCAGCGTAAATTTTACAGCCATTCTCTAATGTGATATTACCTTTATTCCATTCTTCAATACCTTGTTGCATCCATTTAGGTAAAGCTTCATAAGCAAGTTGTACTCTACTTAATACTTCACGAGCTGCATCTCCTTTATTAGCAAGGATAGCAACTGTTTTAAACTCGTTAAAAAGTATATAATGAAGAATAACTGCGACTGCTGTAGTTGTCTTACCACTCTGCCGAGCAGTTAATACAGCAACACGACGACTTCTTGTAATCTTTTCTGTTATCTCTTTTTGATAATCATACATGTCAAGTGGAACAAATCCTTTATCCACATGTACAATCTTAATATATTTCTTTGCAAAATATATTGGGTCCTCAGCACACTTTGCATACTCCTTAAGCATATCTGGAGTATACTCAATTTGCTCATTAGAACGTTTGAGATAATTGTTTCCTAAATAACCGTTACTCACCATCGCCCTTAATCATTTTAAGGAGGTCGGCTGTAGATACAATTAGGTTATTATTGGTCACATTCGTCTCCGTTTTTGTTTCTTCTTTTGCATAACGCTTCTTAGTTGACATTTCAACATAATCTTTGTTAGCATCAAGCAACGTTTTCATTAATGTAGACACAACTTCAAATGCTCGTGGAGATTCTGATTGTTTAGCAATCTCAACCATCTCTTTAACAGAGTCATCTCCCAAGCTAATAATGTTTTCGATATTGGCTTTGGCAAGTTCAATATCTTTTAAATTTTCTTCAGCTCCTTCATCAATAACTGCTGGGGGCTGAATTGTTTGTTCGACTGGTAAGTTTTCAACTTCATCATTAGTAGAAAAAGCATTAGCAGGTAAATCAGGTAATTTGTCTGGATTTAATTCGTCCAGTATTTCCTGTTTTTCTTCATCACTCATTTTATCAGCTTCTCCGTACCAATTAGCTCTCTCAGGTTTCACTTCATCGTCATGTACATCGTTTAGTGACCTCATATTGAGTGCCTGTGCTATCTTATCGTCGCTCATTTATTATTTATCCTTCTTGAGTCATCTTCCAATCGCCATCTTTATTGACCCAAGCACAAGCTTTTCGTAAACCTGATGTACTAAACCTATGGTCTCGTTTATTAAAGAAGAGTTCAATGTCTCGTTTTCTGCAGATGTCTTTACCAGTAAATTCTTTATCTCTATACTCATCACCCAAAATACGAACATCAATATGATACAATTCTAAAATATCCATAAGGTCTTGTTCAGTATTGTAAGGTATAATTTCGTCAACATAGCTTACAGCTTTGAGCTGCGTGTATCGTTCAACAATTGATTGTATAGGTGGGTTCTTTTCTTTAGGTCGGTCAAGAGCTGGGTCCATTTGTAATCCAACCATCAAGTAATCACATTGAGATTTAGCATCTCTTAACATTTGTACATGACCAGCATGTAATAAGTCAAATGCGCTACATGTAAAACCAATTCTCATAATATTCTCCATTATATTTGTTCGCCATTATATATTATAACATATTTTATTGCAAATGTCAACCCTAATCTGAAGGCGCAGTATTTGCAATTTTATCTGCATAATCCCAATTATCATCGTAATCAATCAAACTATAGTCAACTGATAAGTCTGGATTTGTTGTAGGTGTGTTATTTGCAAACATACCTGGTTGTAAGGTATAGAATTCCTCAAAGCTTGTATTTGCTGGTGTATCAGCAGCATATCGTACATCAATAAACTTAATAATTCCTTTCTGTTTTTCTGGTCCAAAGAACCATGCTTTCATAGTAAAGTTCAGTGTATATACAATACTTCGTCTCTCGTCAAAACTTCCCTCGTATACTTCGTCCATAGATACACCATTTAGTACTAATGGAATGTCAATAGGTTCCAAACCATCAATTAATCTAACAGTTTGTGTATAGTCGGGATTGAAGAAAGGTACAATTTGTTCTAATAACTTGACAGCATCCTCTTGGTATTTAGTCATAATATACAATGAGAAATCTAAATTATATGGTGTACCTGCATATACGAACTTACGACCTCCTGTTGCATCGTCAACTGCTTGCTTTCTTATTTTAGCAATTGGTGATACTTTACGGTCAGAATCATATTGCATATTTGTCAGTTCAAATGACATACGCGGTAATGAAATTGCTGTCTTTGTTTTAAAGTCTGGATTTTGTTCTAGTCTAGATAGTATCTTTTGAAACGGCGCATAAGATATTGGAACAATCATTGATTGCTGTGTAACTCCACCATTATCAACTCTTTGTACTTGTAGCTGATTAAAGTATGTACCAAAAAGGGCCACATATTTACGTGTAGTCGCGTTGTAGAAATAGTTAGCTATTGCCATTAGGTATCACTTATATTAATATTCTCGGTAAACGGGTCGGTCTCTGAGAAATCGAGAATATTATCCCCTTCTGTTTCGAATGTGTAGTTATCTGCTAATGCATCTCCGCCTGAAGCATTAATATCTGTATTTGAAAGACCTTGTAAAGTTGTAACTGCTGTAGAGTCAATTTTATCAAAGTAATTGTCGATGTTTGGATAACCTGTATCAAATCGTTGTCCGCTGTATTCGATGAGCTCACATCTCATATCATAAACTTGTAATGCACCTGTTTGATAGAATACGCTTTCGTGCTCTACAAACTTAATCTCAAACATTTTTTCGTTGAGTGGGAAGTAAATTAAATCGCCTTCGTTTGGTCGTATCATTTCAACAACTTCACGAGTTACATATCTTTCAAATGTTCTATTTGCTACACTAAATGTAATACTATCACGGATTTGTAAACCGAATTTAGAAAGGAAATCACCTTCACCTTCAAAGCCATCAACATTTTTGACATAAGCTTCAAATTGAAATACTTCATCATATAATGGTAGGTCGTCTTCGTTTAGAACTTCATCTACAGCACCGAGCGAACGTTTAATGTATATTACGTCAACTCCGTACATTTTAATACTCTCGATAACTAAATCATCAATTAAATTTTGCTCGTTGAAGTTATCGTAGTTTCTAAAGAATACATTTGTTGCCATATCACTATGTTATCCAATAAAGTTGTAGGTCAGTGGTTGGTAAGCTCTGATTGCTTCTTCTTCCATTTTTTCTCTTTCTGCTCTTGCTTCAGAAAGAATCTGTTCACCATTAAATGATACGCCACCTACAAGCTGCATATTGCTGAACTTAGTTAAATTGAGTCCCCATTGTTCTCTTACAAGAACAGTAGCATAATTTTGTAACCATCTGTCACCCCAAACATCACCATAAGTTGCTGGGTCAATTACATCGTAAGCTTCAATAATAATGTACTCGCCTACTGTAAGGAAGTCATTATTGACATCGATATGTAATCTGTTAACGTGTTTATTATAACGAATCATTGGTTTACCTACAAGAATTTCTTGTAAGAACTGAAGATGACTCATTGCCATATAATAATTCTGGACATTATAACCCGTAATATCTTCAATGTTATTTAAAACAAATTGGTATTGAACATTAAAAATGCCTGAACCAGTTGAAAGATTTGTGGTTAATGGGAATATACCTGAAATACCTAAAAGTCCATCTGGTAAAGAGATATAACCATTCTCTCTATCTCCTTTCGTTACAGTTGTAATAGTAGCTGTAACTCCAGAATTTGTACCGGTAACTGTTTCGTTTGCTTGGAAAGGAATTAATTCTTTATGACTAAGAGAATCATATCTTAGTGTTGTACCAGTAGAATCTTTAGAAACTTTAGCAGTAGCACCCGATGTTCCACCAGTTACTGTTTCGCCTAATACGAAATTACCTGCAACTGCGGCATCAAGTTCTAATACACTACCTGTAATTTGATGTTTAAGATAAACCTGTTGACTTCCGTTATAGTGATAGTCTCGCCAAAACGATACAGCTTCGTCAATGCGGTCTTCTACCTGTTCTTCAGAAACGTTAACTTCTATAACAGGCGCGCCGATTTTTCTAAGGATATAATCCTTAAAAAGTTCTCTTGTGTTTGGTATCGCCATTGTTTTTCTCTTTTACCTATATTTTATTATTTATCTTAACCATTAATCAGATGGCTCATCATCTTGTGACCTAGCGTAAAGTTCTGGGTTAGCGCTGTTAATATATGGCTTATTAAGGATTAATGTTTGTGTAGTACTATCACTTCTTGTTACTAATATTTCTAATCTGTAGTAACCTCCAGAAGTTAACTCTGCTACAGCAGTATCGGCAGATGAAGACCCATTAGCAACTACACCAAGTCTAAAAAATTGTGTATTACTTGCACTTCCTCCAAAAATAGCTGGTTTAATTGTTACATAAGAATCTGTAAATGAGCCTGCGCCACTTTGTGTATTATATGAAGTAACTGCAGTGCCTGATGTTGAGTATGCTGTTACAGTTTCGCTAGCTGAGAAACTAGCACTTGATGCTACCCATCTTGCTTGTATGTTACTAATAGTACTTGAAGAAGCATTGTTTAATGTTACTGGTGTTGTAGAAGTTGCAGCTACGTTTTGAGTTTGTGTTCCATTAGGGTCAAAAGTTGATTCGTAAAATCTATCTAGAGGTACACCACTTGGTGCAACATAAATGTTGCAACCTTCTATACAATAATCAGCAGATGAGCTAAAAGTCGTAGTACTATCTAAAAAGTTATATTGTTCTTCTGTTGAACCGCCATCTTGTACTACATATGATAATTGTGTTGTAGACCATGTCAATTCAATCTGAGCCCAGGCACAGGTATTATTGCCGCCATCTCTTTTGTCATCACCAGCTTTTGCTGTAAAAGTATCAGATGGTACATTTACAGTAGTTGAACCACCTGCGCTTGTATCGCCGTCAAAACCGAATCCTCCGGCGCTTCCAAGCCCTGTTGAGCCAGTAACTTTAGCACCTATTATTGTATTTTGTGTATGTTGTGGCATAATTTTCTCTTTTAATTTTAAACGATATCTGCTTCTGCCATTAAATATGCAGTAAATGTTATTAATAAAGTATCATCGTATCCGCTAGAACGTCCCCAAAATTCTATGCTAATTGTTTCTATATATGTATCGCTGCTATTTACAGGAGTTTGGTCATCGTCATCAGCATTTGTCCCAATATCAAAATTAAGATTTATATAACTACCGGAACTTGCAGTATACCAACTATCACTAGTATAACTACCGACATTAGTAGTTGCAGTATAATCAGCACTTTGTCCTTCAACTGTATCTGGTAACGCGTTTTCATTCCATACCATTTTTAAAGCAGTTGGTGTTGTCGTGTTTTGATATATTGTAGTAAAGGTTGTAGAGCTTAAGCTAGCTCGTACATTACTTTGATTAATCCATTCTTCACTTGGATTATCGTTGCCAGTACCATTACCACGTATTTCAATTTTAAAATTACCGTTGTCATTTGTAAATCTAAAATCTATTTCAGCGCTGGAACCACTTTGCGCTGAGCCACCACTGTTAAATTCATAGTCAGAACCAAAAATCTCACCTACATAACTTGATGTGCGCCCTGTAATTGTTACTGCAGAGTCAGATCCTGATGTAGGAATACTAGCTCCTGCGCCGCCGCCTTGTGCAGTAAATCCAACAGCTGTTGCTCTAATATCATCACTTGCAGCACAATGAAATGTTATTTGCCATCTACGATAACCTGACCATGTGGGTTCTGTATTATTTTCCCAATTAATATTCGATGAAAATGTTGGAGTATGTGCTGCAGATGTTGTATCTAACAATAGTGTACATGTTAATCCACTAGATGCGCCAGATTCTGAAAACGTTGTAGCTCCAGATAATGTACACGCTATTACAGGATTTTCAAAAGTAATAGTGTCTGTGATTGTAACTGCAGGAGTCGAAAATGCACTATAAAGACCTTCCATGTTAAAAACATTTGATATATTACGACTGTTATCTATTACAGTTGTGCCTAATACTTTAATCGCCATTACGTACACCAACTCCAATTGTATTTCTTGTTGCTAACTTTATCATTCGTTTTGTATTAATTCTCAATTGATGGCTATCTGTTTCTGCCTCTGGAACAGTTTCATAACTTTCAATAAAAACGTCTTCACATGTACTATTAGCAGGTATTAAGAAAGGACCTTCTAAATGGTTCCAGGTATCCGTAAATTCAGTGTTTGTTGTGTAAAGTATTTGTTTATATCTTCCTGTTAGCGCCATTATTATTTCCTTATCCTGAGTAGCTTGTAGCTGTTACTAATGTTACACTGCTGTTCCATACTGTTAAACCTATTAACCAATATCTTGCTGTTGTCCAATCTGGCTCGGTGTCATTTACAAATTCAAAAGTGCTACCCCATGTAATATCATAGCCCGAAGAACTAACATCAGTCAAAAGTACAACTTGCTTTCCAGCTGTTTTATTTGTCATATTGCTAATTGTTAAGTTGTTACTAAGAGTCAACCCAAGACAAGGTATGTTTGAATTTATTGTTATACTACCAGAAGAACTTTGTGATGCGTAATCTGGGTGAAGAGCTCCATAGAAACCAGTAGTATCTTCAATATTAATAAAGTTTCTACTGTTATCTATTACTGTTGTGCCTGATACTTTGATTGCCATAATTCTCTCTTATAACTCTGCCTGGTTACCATAGTTGACGTATAGCTGAATGACGCCTGGAGTTTCTGTTGAATAAAATGTGCCTTCATTAGAAACCAATTTAACTCTCAATCCTGGAGCGCTGAAATTACCACTTACTCCTGAATTATTTTGAAAGTTTGGATTGTTTGCTGCCATCCAACCAAATGTACGAAATCCTGATGTAGGAACAGAGTAATATGTTCCAGAAATGTATCCATCATCTTGAGGACGAGGACCAAAATTTGCCTGGCCAGTCTCGCCAGAAGTACTAAAAGTACCATTATATTGAACAGTTACTGTGATGGTACCAGTCATGCCAGTGTAATTAATATAGTCAGTATATGTTGTAGCAAAGTTTTGCGTATTGCCTGTAGCGTATTGTACTAAGATTCTATTATTACTAGGCTGATGTTGGAATTCAACCTTTGCAAAAGCTTGTTCAAAAGAAGTACCAAAGTCATTCGCAAAACCCCAGCTTCCCTGATTCACATTAAACGAAGAGTCCATTGAACTTGATACTGTACCCGGTTCATCAAAACCTACAGCAGTTGCTCTAAGTGTTGAACTATTCCAACAAGTCATAGTAATTATCCAATGTCGTCTATTTGACCATGTTGGTGTTCCACCAGCAAAATCAACGCTTGCAGGAAAAGTAGGGTTATAACCACTAGTTGACCTATCTAAAGTTAATACTATTTGTCTACCTACAACTATATTAGTAATTGAAAATGTAGTGTTTGAAGTTAGAGTAATAGATTGAACTGGATTTCTGCAATTTATTGTAGATGAACTTAATGCAGTACTTACTGGCTGAAAATCAGAATATTTTCCTGAAATTAAAGCAGGCGTAAACTCGCGATTATTATCTATTACTGTTGTGCCTGATACTTTGATTGCCATCTTCGTCTCCTCGACTATTAGCTTATATCTTTATTTATATTAAAAGCTTTATAGAGGCCAATAGATTCTTCCAAATATTTCACCCATCGTTTAGGTATATCGTTATTATAACTATCATTTGAAACATTTTCACAAATATCTTCATGATATTCCATATCAAGCTCTTTACATGCTTGCTCAATATTTGGAAACAAAATTATATTAGAATCGTTATCAGCAATGCTTGTAAATTGTGCTAAATGAATTATTGTAAGAATATCTAATTTACGGCTTGTGTTTCTTGATGTTTTAGCAACAACATTATTAATACCACCAACAAAATCTACATATTCTGCCATTCGAGG